TGGGCCTCCTAGGCGGGCAGGACCTCGGCGAGGGTTAGCTCGACCTCGGCGTAGGCGGCGCCGACGGTGCCGGCGCCGGCCAGGCGGTCGATCTCGCTGTAGCTCTCCCGGTAGCTCGAGGCGTCGATCGGGGCGTTGACGAGGCCGGCGGGCCCGACGAGGGGGGCCCGGACGCCGGCGAGGAGGGCCTCCCGGGCGGCGAGGAGGTAGCGGGAGCGGGCCCGGCCGGTCTCCTCGGCGCCCTCGGCCCGGGCCATCACGTAGGCGCGGACCCGGTAGCGGAGGAGGTACTCCCGGCCTCCGCCGGCGGCGTTTCCCTGGTCGGCCAGGGTGCCGGCCTCATAGGTGGCGACCATGACGGCGGGGAACTCCTCGACGGGGATCAGCCCGACGTCGCGGGGGTGGTGCCAGCTCGCGACGTCGGGCAGCTCGGCGAGGCCGAGGGCCAGCTCGGCCCGGAGGGCGACGAGGCGGACAGGGATCCGGGCCTGCAGGTGGGCGAGGAGGAGGTCGACGACGAACTCCGGGCCGCGGCCCACTACCGGGCGCCGCCGCGCACTAGCTCGACGTGCACGATCTTCGTAATCTTCCGGCGCTCACTGTCTGGCAGCTCGACGGGACGCCGGCGGGGGAGGTTGCCCTCGCCGCGGGTGTGGTACACGCCATGCGACACGGCGGATCCGAGGACGAGGAGGCGGGGCCGCGCTATGCGGACCTGGGGGCCGACGGTGAGGGACCGGAATAGCTCGTCGGTCCGGCGGAGGATCGGTTTGCCGGGGTAGTGGCGGGCCTTCCAGCGCGCATACTTCGGCGACAGGGGGGCCCATCCGCCGGACCCGTAGGCGCCTTGGCTGGCGAACTGGCGGCGCTCGGCGTCGAGGAATAGGGCGGTGATCTGCGTCCATGCGCGGGAGAGGTCGACCTCTGCTCCGCCGAAGCGCTCGAGGGTGCGAGCTAGCTGGGGCTCGCCGAAGAACTCAAATGCGAGGGTGACTCCTCCGCCGGCGCCGGCGGCCACTAGGGCGCCGATCTCGGCGACGAGGGCCCGGGCCCGGGGCTCACCAGCGCATCCCGCGGGCGGCCATGTTGTCGAGGGGGAAGGACCCGGCGATGCCGGCGCCGGCGGCCCGGGCCAGGCGGTCGAGGACCTCGACCTCGGCGGCGACCCGGGCGGCGAGGTCCTCGACGGCGCTCCGGTGCCGGTCCCATAGGACGGCGCCATAGCTCGAGTCGGTGGCGTCGACGCCGGCGCGCTCGGGGTAGCCGGCGTCCTCGGCGGTAGCGGCGACGCCGAGGGCGACGGCGACCCGGGCCAGGCGGTCGAGGTCGGCGACCCGGAGGGCGAGGGTGGGGTCGGCGCCGCCGGCGGAGCGGAGGCGGACGAGGCCGGCCTCGACCCGGGCGCCGACCCGGGCGCCGAGGTCGAGGGCCCACGCGGTGAGGTCGGCGGGCGTCGTCGGCGTCGCAGCGGTGAAGCTGCGGTGAGGGAGGAGGGCCTCGACGTCGCCGACGGTGGCGCCGTAGCCGTAGTGGCCTCCGACGCCGGTGACGGCCGCGACCTCGAACGCCTCGTCGCCGGTGAGGGGGACGGCCTCGACGGTCCCGGTCCACCGGGCGACCCATAGGCCGAGGGGGGCGTCGAGGGGCACCGCGTAGCTACCGGCGCCGGGGTAGCGGTAGACGCCGGTGGAGAGGCGGACGGGGGGCGTCGGCGCCACCGCGACGGACCCGTCGGGCCGTCGGATGCTGACGAGGGGGCCGACGGGGTCGACGAGGGTCCCGGCGGAGTCGCGGTAGGTGGCGTCGAGGGGGATGGCCTCACCGCGGGCGATCCTGTTCACTGAGCCACTCTACGGGGCCGGCCTAAGTCTTTCCTCATTTCCAATTGGCTCCGTCGTATCGACGCACTGCACGACGTATCCATGTGGTGCCGTCCCATGCTTTGGCGTAATGCTTCTGCCAGGCTGCGCCAACATAGGTTTTTTCTGGCGTCTTAACTGAGAAGTCCTCCAGTCTATTGGCGCCGGCGCTATACATATACAACCCGTGCTTGGTCGCATTGACATGAGCTACAGGGGGGTTACCGGCCAGATTCTGAATAGGGCCATACACGCCATTCCTATGAAATGAAACGGTCAATCCCTTAGTTAAGATCCCCACTCGATCCCCATATGCGGGTGCTCCAGGTGGTGGCGCTCCTGGCAAACCGTTGAAAACGCCACCGTATCTGGTATAGGCGTATGTCGCCGACCCAATCTGGCATTGCATGAGGAGGTAGTTGTTGGTGTCCGTGGCTCGGGCAATTATGCCTATATAGCCTCCGCCCTCCCCCATGAGAGTGGCTTCCACTAGTACGTCCGATTCCCCTGCGTCGATCCATGCCACGGCTTGATCTGTTGGGCCGTTTGGCCGTCCAGCTTTGTCATCAACTATTCCCCATCTCCATCCCGCAGCTGGAACGGTCCACGCCTGCCCCGTATCGGCCGTTCCTAATGCTCCATTGCCGGTGTCGTTAGTATTTGCTCGATTGAAACGATCGAGAACATTGCTCATATGCTCGTATCGATCCAGACGTCGCCGACGGCCGGGGCGGCCGGGGCGACACCGGCGACGGTCACTCGAACCTGTAGGCGGTCGCCGGGCACGGCCTGGGCGGCGCCGGTGCCGAGGCTGCGCCGGCTGGCGGTGCCTGCGGCGGCGTCGGAGGCGAGGGCGAGTTTGGCCTCGGCGATGGCCGCGCCGGCCGCGACGCTGGCATCGGTGACGGACGCCGGCAGGGGGGCCCGGGCGTCGGTGAATCGAGGATCCGTGAGTAGAGCCCGGGCGGCGACGTCGGCCAGGAGGGCGGCGGTGTCGGGGATGCCGTGAACGGCCGTCGTATCGGCCAGATGGTCGGGCCCGACCTCGGCCGTAGCGTTAGCCCATACCTGGGCCGTCACTTAGGGCCTAGCTCGAGCTGGCGGAGCTGCGGGCGGCCTCGACGGCGGCGAGGACGGACGACCTCGGCCGAGGGCGGGCCTCCTCGGCCGAGGCGACGGCGTCGGCGGCGCCGGGGTTGGCCTGTAGGTGACGCTCAAGGTCGCCGGCGCTCATGGCGGCGAGGTCGACGGCGCCGGCGGGCCCGGTGGCGGTGGCGCCGAGGGGGACGTCGGACCCGGGCGGGAGGCGGACGCCGGTGATCGAGGGCGGGAGCACGACCTCGACGGCGGTCGAGGCCGTGGCCGCGGCGGTGTCGGGGGGCACGGCGGCCCGGGCCTCGGCTAGCTCGGTCTCCAGCTCGGCGACCCGGGCGGCCAGGGCGACCCGGTCGTCGGCCTCGGCCTTCGGGGCGTTGGGGTCGACGACGGCGGCCTCGAGGCGGGCGACGGTGGCGCCGGGCCCTCCGACGCCGGCGGGCGCCGGGTAGTGGCGCGTCACCTTGACGGCGGCCAGGCGGGCGAACTCCTCCGCGGGCATCTCGACGACCTCGCCGCGCCGGGCCGAGCGGTAGGGCGGGTCGGCGCCGGGCCGGGAGGGCTCGTCGTTCCAGCTTGCAACGTCGGCGTTGATCAGGGCGGTGGTCACGGTGGCGGCTCCTTGGCCTAGATGCCGGTGATCTTGCAGACGGCGAGGGGGTCGGTGACGTAGGGGACGAGGCGCCGGGCGCCTTGGCACCACGTCTTATCGCTGTCCTCCTGGCGGTACGTCTTGACCGCTAGGGGGGCCTCGTCGGCGATTCCGCCGGCGCTGCGTCGGGCGAGGACGTAGGCGGTGCCGACGGCGACGCGGTTGGACTTGAAAAAGTCCATGTTGAGGACCCGGCCGACGGACCCGTCGCGGAGGATCGAGGTCGTGGCCTGGGCCTGCAGGGCGTCCCGGAAATCCTTCTTCTTGAGGAGGGCGGCCTCGCTGGCGGGGTTGAGGAGGACGGTGTCGACGACGTAGCCGAGGTCGGCGTCCTCGACGAGGGCCCGGGCGTCGACGAGATGGCCGATGATCGTCTCGCCGGTGGCCGCGGCCCACGGCGCGCCGGCCAGGCTGCGGACGGGGGCGGCGTCGAGGGCGGCGATCGCGACGGCGTCGACCTTGCGGACGATGGTATTTCCGAGCTTGGTTAGCTCCCGGTTGAGGACGTCGTACCGGTTGCGGTCGCGCTGCTCGTCGGTGACGAAGATCCGGCCTCCCCACTTCGCGACGGCGGCGACCTTCGGCGTCGGCGCGGTGTCGGTGAGGATCGGGTACTCCCCACCGGGGCGGATCTGCTGAACGTCGCGGGCGAGGTAGAGGTCGTTCGCGTCGACTTGGTCGAACACGACGGCGCCGCCCTCGGCCCGGGGCCCGGGGGCGAAGATGAGATCGGCGAGGAATCGTTGGAAGGTGAGGGCGTTCAGGACCCGGGTGATCCGGGTGGGGCTGTTGAGATAGCCCGACACGCTGACGACCTCGCCGGACACGGTCGGCGGGGCGGGGGGGTATGCGA